ATAGAAAACGACCTATGATGCCTCTCTCACTATCTAACTGCGTTTGTAGTTTATGTGAACAGGAAATAAGATTAGCATTTGGAATAGATATTACTATAAAAGATAATGAAATAATAGGATATTGTTTAGATAATTCCTACATGAAAGTTTATAAAAATCATGTATATGAAAGTAAAGAATTAAAAGAAGATCCAAATTATAAATTAATGTTTAAAGTAGTTACTGATTTGTCAAAAGATTATAAATATTTAAAAAGAATAAATGATAGTCACGATATGGTTGCATATTTAATGATTTTGATGAATTACTATACTTCTCGGGACATGATTAGATTCAATAATGGAATTTATAGATCAGTATCTTTTAATAAAGATTATAAAATAGATGATACTTTACCTGATAATGTGAATAATTTCCTTAAAATATGGAATAGTTCATGTGGACAATATGATTTATATGATGAGAGAAAATGTCATGAAATGTTGGATTTGGAATCTTATATTCATTGCACATCACCTATTAGAAGGTTGGTTGACTTATTAAATATGGCTAAGCTTCAAAAAAATCTTTTAATGATAAATTATGGTGAAAAATTTGATATATTTTATGAAAATTGGACCAATCGATTAGAATATATTAATACTACAATGAGAGCAATTCGAAAAATACAAAGTGATTGTAATTTACTTCATTTGTGTTCAACAGATCAAAAAGTATTGGAAACTGAATATGATGGTTATGTATTTGATAAAATTATCAGAAATGATGGATTATATCAATATATAGTGTATCTTGAAGATTTGAAATCTGTTTCACGAATTACATCTCGATTTGATTTGATTAATTTTCAGAAATATAAATTTAAAGTATATGTCTTTCATGAGGAAGCAACATTAAAGAAAAAAATAAGATTACATATTTTATTATAATTTCTAATTGAAATAAATTTATACATAAAGAGATTGATTTGTAGCTATAAATTTTAATGTTAATTCTGGTATTTCTTGTAGTTTATGAAGTAGTTCAACATTTCCCAAATATTCTGCTACATTTTTTAATTCATTTGCTATATTATTAATTTTAAGAATTGCTTTAATAAATTCTCCTGTAAATATTTCATATTGATTTTCACATGATTGTATTACAAATTTACAAGTTCCTTCATCATGGGAATTACACCAATCATGAATAGGAACGACTAATTCATAGGAAATTTCCAAATTATCAGAATTTTTTTCTTGTAGTCTACATTCTTCTGTAATATATTCGTCATATACTTGGTTTAATAAATTGACTGAATCTATTAATTCACAATGAATTGACAATTTGGAAGCATCATATATTTTAACTTCATCTTTTACTCTTATATTACTAAAACAGCTTAATAAAGCTGCAATATCAATAGCAGATAAATTTTCAAATTGATTTAATTTAAAGAAATAGTCAATAAAAGCCAGACAATGAGTTTCCTGTATATAGGTTGCACATATTCCTTTTTCGGATACTTTATTATCATGATCTAGAAATGACATGTTCTGAAGAAATATTGATTTTTCATTATAAGCAAGTAAGAAATAATCATTCAAGTTTTTAATATAACATTCGTGTTTATTTATCTCATTTTCTAATTTTATTAATGAATCATATTGTTGTAACTCATTTTTGAATTGCTTATTACCATTTTCAATTTGTTCTAATGTTTTTTGAATTTGTTTTCTAACTTTTTGTTTACTAGTTTTAATGTCTTCAGTAAGTTTATAATATTGTTCGTATTTATCTTTATTTTTAATAACAGAATCATACACCGGATTTTGGAGTTTATTATTATAATCTATTTTTAATTCATCTAATTTATTTTCATAAGATTTAATTTCCGTTGCAATCTCGCCAAAACACATGCTTTTAGATGCAAAATCCAGTGTATTATTATTATATTGATGGAAATTTAATATCAAATTATAGGAAATTTGAAATTTGGATTGTAATGATTGTGGTTTTCCATTCAATAAATTTTTGTAATCAAATGTATATGGTAAGGAAAACATGTTATTTAAATGAATTACATGTCCAATTGTATCTAAACCTCTTCTGCCTGCTCTTCCTGCCATTTGAGTATATTCATGAGGGTATAATAGTCTCATATTTGAGCCATTGAATTTATCAAATCCAGTAAATATGACGGTCTTAGTTGGCATATTAATTCCTACTGCGAATGTTTCAGTTGCAAATAAAAGCTTAATATACCCTTTTGCAAATAATAATTCAATCATTTCCCGGAAAATAGGCATAACTCCCGAATGGTGAATTGCAATACCTTTTTCTAGTAATTTAATAATAAAATCAAATTCAGGTAAGTTAGTATATTCTTTATGATTAGGAAGTTTTCTTAGAATCTGTTTACATTCATGTCTTATGGTAGATGGAACTGTGGATTCTTCATCGAATAAAGAAACATTTATACATTCAGCAAATTTTTCAACACCTTTTCGTGAAAATACAAAGCAAATTGCAGGTAACATATTATTTTTATTTAAATATTTGGTAATTTCGTTTAAAACAAAGGAAGGTTTAATAAAACAATTATTTTTTTTTATATAATCGAGTAATTTCCTAACTTTTTCATAGTTATCTTCATGGAATAGTTTATTATTATCTTTGATTTCAATTGGTTTGTGTAAAAATCCGTTTATAAATTTTATAAATTCTTTATCTTTAATATTTTTAAATGGTCCTTGGGGCATAGTTGTATAAAGATAATGTTTTAATGGAACAACTCTATGGTTTGTTGGAGCTAAATAAACAGTTTTTTTGTTAATTTCATCGGATTTTACATCTTCAATCCATTTTGCAAATTCTTCTGGTTTATCAATGGTTGCAGATAACATAACTAATTGCACATGATTAGGTAAAAACATGATTGTTTCTTCCCATACTTTGCCTCTATCGGCATCATTAATATAATGAACTTCATCAAATACTACTGCTCCTAATTCGCTATGAAAATCCATTTCAAATTGAAGAGGCACATTAGAATTATCAGTTTTTTTTTGTAAGAGTGTGTTTCTTAAAATTTCTGTGGTCATAATTAAAACATCAGCTTCAGGGTTAAACTTAATATCGCCTGTTAAAATACCAAAACTAATATTAGGAAATTTTTCTGAAAATTCATGAAATTTTTGATTAGATAATGCTTTAATTGGAGATGTATATATTACTTTTTTTCCTTTACCAACTAAATATTCTATAGCAAATTCAGCTGGTAAAGTTTTGCCACTCCCGGTGTGTGCTGTTATTAAAATGTGATTTTCTTCTACAATAGCTTTTATAGCATATTTTTGAAAATCACTTAATTCAAAAGGAAATTTTTCAAAATATTCTTTAATTTGTTCATTAGAAGGAAACTTGTCTTTACAAACGAAAACCATGATTAATATGAATAATATAATTTTTATATCTTTAATTGGATTCAATTTTTATTTTTGTAAAAAAAATAATATATTTTTATTATAGTAATGCAATTAATAAATGACTATAAATTGTTACATAAAATAGGTAAAGGATCATATGGAGAAGTATGGAAAGCTATGCAAATTTATAAAAAAAAACATGTAGCTATAAAAATAGAAAAAAAATCTTCCAAAAATACTTTGAAATATGAAACTACTATATTGCGTTATTTAAAAGATTTTGATAATATAGTAAAAATAAAATGTTATGGAGAAACAGCTAGTTATAATTTTTTAATAATGGAATTATTAGGTTGTCAGGTAGATGAATTTTATAATAGATCAATTTTACAAGCAAAAAATTGGATGGGATTAATAAGGAAAGTTGGATTACAAATGTTATTTTCAATAAAAAATATTCATAGTTATGGTATAATTCATAGGGATATTAAACCAGGTAATTTTTTAATAGATCTGTCTAGTGATAAAATAAAATTAATAGATTTTGGATTATCTAAACAATATATTGATAAAAATGGATTACATAAACCGAACAAGAATCATGAGACTATAACGGGAACATTAAGATATGTAAGTATTAATATACATAATGGGGAAGAACCAAGTCGTAGAGATGATATAATATCAATGGTATATATTTTATTTTATTTGTATTTAGGTAAATTACCTTGGCAAGGTTTAAAAATAGACAATTTAAAAGAAAAAGAAATGGAGATGTTGAAAATAAAAAAAGAATTTTTAACCACGATGAAAGGCAATAAGGAAGTTCCGTTAAAATTATTAGAGTTGGGCGAATATGTAAATAACTTGACTTATGAAGAAGAACCTGATTATGATTTTATTGTTTTTTTATTAAAAACAATTACCTAAACTACTTAAAGCTTACCTATTACATGTGTATATAATGAGTTCAGAGTCTAATGCTGTCACATCTGCTACGCTTTATACTGGCCGTGTAAAGTGGTTTAATAATAAGGCCGGGTATGGTTTTATTACAGTAGTTTCTACACCCGAATCTAGTGAGGTTGAAAAGAACACCGATGTTTTTACTCATCATAGTTCTATCCAGGTAAAAGAGGAACAATACAAGTATCTTGTTCAAGGTGAGTATGTTCAATTTTCTTTGACTACAGTTGAGGATAGTGATCACAAGTATCAAGCTCAGACTGTTTCTGGTATTGCAGGAGGGCAACTTCTTTGTGAGACCCGAAATGAGGTTCGTGCTTCTGCTCCTCGTCGTCCAGCTTCTCGTCCTCCTAGGTCTACATCTGATCGCGATAGTCGTCCTCAATACCGAGGCTCAGGTCCTCGGGAAGGTGGTCGTGATGATGAGGAGTGGGTTTTAACCAGGAGAAAGACTCCATCTCGCCGCCCTGGAAATCGTTCTGAACAAACCAGATAAATAATAAATAATATTAAATTAATAATTTTTAATTTTTATAAATTAATTCAAATACTTTTAACAATTTATAAAAATTAGTTTAAAGATACTACATATATGTAATATATATAATGAGTGGTATTGAAACAGAACAAATGAACGAAGTTGTTGAGGATTGTCAAATTGATAATCAATTTACAGCTATTTTATCTACTTTATCCCAATTTAAGGTGCAAATTACTGCATTGTCTAACCAATTAAAAAGTTTGGAAAAGACTGTAAAAAAGGAAATTAAGCAACATAAAAAGGAAGTAACAAAGAAGATGTCCAAGGGTAATAGAAAGCCTTCTGGATTTGCAGCTGCATCACCAATTTCGAATGATTTATGTGATTTTATGGGTAAGGATCATGGTAGCGAGATTGCTAGAACAGAAGTAACCAAATTTATTTGCAGTTACATTAAGCAAAATTCTCTTACTACAGATGAGAATAACCGAGTCATTAAGCCTGATTCAAAGCTACATGAATTACTTGGAACTGATGAAAATACACAAGTCACTTATTTTAATATTCAAAGATTTATGAATAAACACTTTATCAAAAATAAACCAAAGGATAATACTGCAACTAAATAATTATTAATTTATTATTTAAAAATAAAATATTAAATAATATATGTCTTTAGTAGATTTTTACATTGATATGAATAAAGTATGTGTTTTTAGTAAAACAACCTGCGGATTTTGTAACAAAGCTAAACAATTATTAGAAACTTGTAACATACAACCTTTAGTTTTTGAATTGGATACAATGCAAGAAGGTTCAATTTTACATGAGAATCTAATTTCAAAAACTAATCACAAAACAGTGCCTAATATTTTCATTAATGGCACACATATAGGGGGGTATAGTGAACTTGAAAATTTATTTAAAAGTGGTAAATTATCCATTATGACACAAACCTTTAAATATATTTGTAGTTTTTGTGGAAAGGAATCTCAAACCAAAGATTTAGAAGCATGTAATTGCTTTCAAAAAACTACAGATGACTGGGGAATGCCTTTATAAAAATATTTAAAGAGTAAATTGTAGTATATATAATGGAACAACTAAGAACACATACATTATGGTTGACGATGAAAGAATATAAAAAATGGTCAAAAAATAAATATTCAAATATAGTTTTAAATAACGATAAAACCAAAACTAGAACTCATATTTATTTTGAATAAAATTGATTTAAAATATTTAATTGTTTTAAATCAATATAATACAATAATGAAGACAGAAGAGTTTAATGATACAACTATAGTTATTGGACAAAATGCTAAGGAAAATTGGGATATTATTAATTTTGATTGTGATCATATATGGCTTCATCTAAATTCATTTCCATCATGTCATGTTATTATAAAGGATAATAATCCTGATGAAGATGTATTAGCTTATGCCGCAACCTTGTGTAAAAATAATACTAAATATAAAAATTTAAAAAACTTAAAAATTTGTTATACAAAATGTAATAATTTAAAAAAAGG